CCATCCAAACCAGCGTTGACCATAAGACCTGTAGCTGCAGATAACTCTTCTATACTTATTCCAAGTGATGCTGCCGGGGCCGCTGCATACTTAAAGGCATAACTCATGTCACTTACGCCAGCTGCAGTTTTATTGGCTGCCATTGCTAAAATATCAGCAACTTTTCCAGAGTCTTCCGCTTTTAACTGGAACCCATTCAAGGCAGCTGCAACGGTATTGGCAGTTAGGGCTAAATCTTCACCCGATGCCTCAGCTGCAGCAATTACTCCTGGCATTGCTGCAATAACTTGATTCGCGTCAAAGCCTTTAGCAGCCATATCTGTCATGGCAACAGCTACCTGACTACTGGATAGGGATGTACTCGCTCCTAAATCTAACGCTGATTTAGTCATTGCATCTAATTCTGTTGCACTCGCTCCCGCGATGGCTCCAGCTTTTCGCATCGCACTATCAAAGTCGGCTGTCATTTTAATAGCGCCAACAAATGGAGTGGTAATACCCGCAGTAATACCAGCTCCAGTCATTGCTGTTTTCTTTCCAAAATCGCTGACTTTTTGACCCGCAGATTTCACCTGTTCGGATAAAGCATTAGCTTTTTCTAATGCGTCTCCAAAAGATCTTGTAAAACTACTGGCATCACCAGTTATCTTTGCAGCTAATGTATAATCGGCCATCTAGTTACCTCCCTTCTTAGGAGACTTAATTCGATTAGCTTTAAAGATTCTATCCACCCAAGACTTGCCTTTCTTCTTCTCCATCCCAAGAATTGTGTTAACTGCGGATTCGTTATATTGCTTATCTGCTCTGTGAGCTTTCTTAGGAAACAAATCGATAAACTTCTTGCCCTTTTTCTTATTAATATTTGCTTCCGCATTTAATACAGCGTTTCGCGTCCAGGTAGTATCGTGAATGAATTTATTTTCATGCGCTTTTTTGATAAACATCTTTTCTTTTTCGGTCAATTTGTAATACTCGTCTGGAGTAATACCAAATTCAACAACAAAAAAAGCTAAGTCCATTTCATGTTTGAAAGGCTTAGCTAAATCGGCTCTTCTTATATCTGCTGGAGTAGGATCGTATTTGTTAGGCAAATCACTTTCGATCAGCTCTAACGGAACATAAACCCCATATCATCTTTTAGTTTTTCAATGATCGCCATGTTAACAGTCATCAATCCATTTTCTTCAATGAGCTTATCAAACATTTCTATTGCCTTACTTTGTTTAACAACCTCATTTGTGGATTCTTCCACTAATGCAAAAGAAAATAATTGTCTTAATGCCGTAATAGGCAGTAACCCGTTATTTTTTGTAATTTCACCAACTATACTTGTTTTAGTGATTGTTTCAATTGTTTCTACCTTTTTGGTGTTGTATTTAAGCGTGTAATTTACTCCATCAACTGTAAACATTTAATTTCCTCCCTTACACTTCTGGTGTTTCTGGTGTTTGTGCTTCGTCTTCTAAATCTACTAATTCACCTGTTCCTTGTAACGAAATGGTATACGTAACCGCGTCATCGTAAGGAGCTTCGATTGGATACGATGTTAATAAAGCTAAACCACCAAACATATCCGTTTCTGTTTTTTGATTCGTAACTTTGATTAAGAAAGGATCATCACTTTCAAATAATTTTTTTAATTGTTTATGGGATGCATGGTCACGAACATACACACCGTCGTTATCGATGGACCATTCTTTTAATCCAACAACAAACTCTTTCCATCCATTTGCATCCTTCGATGTAACTTCGATAGTGTCCTTATCACGGTTAATCGTTAGACCTTGTTGGCCCGCAATAGCTAATAATACGCTACCTGTTGTATCCCAAATGGATAGTAGAATATCTTTACCGGCAATAGCTTTGTTTAGCTTTCCTGATAGTTCTGTATATAAAGCTTGGCTCATTTTATAGCCCTCCTATATTTTCATTTTGTAGCCTGAAAAGACAACGAAATCATAGCCAATAACAGCGTGCTTTGTTCCGTCTGCTTCGTCTAAAATTTGAGATACTCCGTTAGGTACCTGCAGCGTTACCTCATAATCTTCTGGTAACTCGATATCTTCAGATAAAGCTTCTTCAAGGTTTTGGATAGCTTCGAATATTTTCGTAGATCCGCCACCTTCTGTGTGTGCATGGATAACCACCTGGTATCTATCCTTCTGCATCGTTTTGCTTTTCTCCGGAATAGATCCTAACATTTCGACATGATAATACGGCACTAAGTTATCCTTTGGGACAGCGTCATAGCACCTTAAGTCTGTATTTGCCTCCACTTTTTGAATAACTGCAGCAAGAATGGAGATAAACGATAATTTTTGCAACATCTAGCATTACTCCCTTATTTTTTCTAATAAGTCTTGCTTATAGATAGGCCGTTGAGTATCGACATTTTGTTTTAAAAAGTACTGGCCAGGAACATATCCTCCATTTACTAATCGATGCCCATACTCAACATGAGGAGCATAATGGACACCGTAACCTACTTCATCGCCTTGATACCTGGCAGAAAGTCGCAATTGAGCTGTTTCACCAACAGGAGTGCCTCCAGCACGTTGAGACCTGGCATAAATGTCTCGAGCATTTTTCTGAGAAACAGCAATAAAGTCAGTTTGACTTTTCTCCCTCAACTTTCTTGCCAGCTTATCAGCCCCTTGAATAGTTATCCTCACGGCTTCTCACTTCCATAACGATCTACAATGACCAATCGCCATCTGTCATAATCGTCGCCTGTTACTTCTTTAATAGCGTAATACAGGCCGTTAATTTTAACGTTCTCAGCTTCATCAATAACAGCTTTTGATGCTCGAGTAAGGATTTTACGACTGTTGATCGTAACTTCTCGTTTATCCAAAGCTACTTCTTTATCTGACCAAGAAGAAAAGCGACCAATTGATTCTCCTATTAAGACTTTTTCATAAATAGGATTGTTCAGCTGATCGCTTCCGATTTTTTTGTTTGCATATAAAAAGAGTGGATAGAATCTCATAAGAATCTCACCACTCCCCTATTTCCGTTATCCTGCTTATTTTTCATTTCGAGATATCTAGCAAAATCAGTCTCATACTCTTCTAAAATATCATCTACAAAAGTGACACTGAAGGTATCCACATTCTCCGATTTAATCCCCTCATTGCTAGATTGAGACCTATTGTACATTGCACAAACTACTTCGACTGCTACTGATTCAAGCTCGATAGGGAAAAGAGTAACTCCTAATCGTAGGTTGATACGGTCCAAAGCTGTCTTTATTAATTCATCTAAAAGCGCAGGATTGGCTTCTGGTTTACGAATTAATACTCGTTCTTTAATAGCCATATTAATCAACCTTTAGCTCATTTTCGGCTTTTTCAGCTGCTTCCTTACCTTTTACCTTCTCACCGTTCGAAAGCTCGTAATAGCCTCCCCCTGTGTGTTTAGGGAAAACTTCATCTTCTACCTTTTCGATTAACACTTTTTTAGCTGCATTCTGATCAGTAGAAAGAATGGCCAATCGCCGTTCAGAAACTTCTATACCTTCACGTGGAAAAGGTTTTCCTACTTTATAAAGGTATTTGTTATCCTCCAAGTCTTTAAAATCAGCAACTACTCTATACATCTAATCACCCTTTCTTATGCTTCAGGAACAGGATCCGTTGGCGTTTCATTATTGATAGTTATTTTTACTACTCCATCCAAGCGCTCCGCAAATAAAGTTACTCCTGATAATGCAATTGTTTCTGCAGTAAGATTTTTCTTTTGAATATCATGGGTTACACCAATCAAGCCAAGTTCTTCAGTAGTGAAATCGAATGCTTTATTGATTTCTCCACCAGTAATTTGTACATAAGCTAGGACGATGTTTTCAGGAGCAGTAGCATAAACAGTTCCTTTTGGTACGGAAGTATTGATGATCACTGTATCTACACCTGCAAAGTTTTGAATATATGTTAAACCAAAAGCTGTTTGAGTAGTAACTTCTGCTTTTGCTAAATGGTCGGCAATATCTTCCGGATTAACGAAAGCAACTGTTTGAGCTGCATCATCTTCAAACAACGTTTGAATTTTACCCCAAGCTCGAGCGAAAGCACCTTGCAAAGTTGTAGCAGTAGCAGTACCAGTTCCCGTCGCTAAGAAATTGAAGAAACGAGTACGTACACCTTTTTGGATTTCTCTTAATAGCTTTTCATCAGTCTCCACAATTGCCTGGTCATATCCGTGTTTTTGGATAGCTTCAACAGAAGCAGCTTTACGGTATTTTTTAAAAGTTAATTCGATAGTGTCAGCTGGAACTGTTTCTACTTTAGAAAGTGGAATTGTTTCACCTTCTCCAACAGCATCATCTGTTGCCATTGTTACAGTAGACTTGTATGTCTTAATAACCATTCCATTTGTTAATGGCATTCTACGAGTAACCCCTAGCGCTTCAATTAATTTTGAAAGGTTAGAACCAAAGCGCTCTGTAAAATCGATAGCAGCTGCCTTCGCTAAATCCCCTGTTTTTGTTAGATTGTCTTCAGCGAAAAACTGTAGATTTAATGGTAAACGAAATTCTTTCTTTGAATATGTCATATTGTCTTTTCCTCCTAATTATTTAAATAGGTGCATATTTTCAGTAATTAATTTTTGACGCTTTACAGCATCTTTCTCTGCCATGATGTCTTGCTTTGTAAGTGGTTTACCGTTGTTAGTAGTCACTTTAGGCGGTTTACCAGCTAAAGCCTTTTTCACGCCCTCCTGTACCTTTTTATCCACTAATGAAATAAAGCTATTAACGGCTGTTTGAGTGTCTTCTGCAGACTCTTTCACGACAAAGGAAAGTAATTCATCATCGGCAACAATATCCTTTTCAGCTAGCATTTTTGTAGCTTCTTTAGAAAGGGAATAGAAGGCATCTTTTCTCTTGTAGTCCTCTAAATCTTTTTGAAGTTTATCGAACTCATATTGCTTCTTCTGCTCCTCATTCATCTTAGCTAACTTTTCAGCTTCTTTAACTGCCTTTTCTGCTGCCTTTTTCTCCCGGGCAACCCTTTGTTTTACGATCTCTTCCAACTCTTCCTGCGTATACGTTTTACCTGGTGCTGGTGGATCAGCAGGAGGGTCTGCAGGCGGATCATTTGGCGGGTCAGCTGGTGGGTCTTCCGGATCTTCAGCATAAAACTGTAAATCTAATTTCAACAGATTGCTAGGTGATACTTTGGGCCATGCTTTTTCTATAATTTCTTT